GCCGTTGTGAATTAAGCTGGCATCAAAGGAAGCTAAAGCAGCAGAACTGTCTGTACTAGAGATGTCAGAAGAAGCAGCAGTTGCAGAAGTAGTAACTACTTTGAACTTGTCATCTCCTTCATCCCAGTAAAGAGCAGCATTGTCTTCAGAAGAACCACGCTCAATAACAAATCCACCGTCATTAGAAGCAGTAGAACTGTCAGCAGCACCTTTAGAAAGGTTGATAAGACTATCTGCAACATCTAAGTTAGTTGTGGAAACAGTAGTTGTAGTACCTTGAACAGTCAAGTTACCAGAGAATGTAGCGTTAGCAGCTGAGATGTTACCACTGAAAGAAGCGGAGTTACCGTCAGAAGCCAATGAACCAGCTTTAGTCTGTAAGTTACTGATGTCAGTATCATTAGAACTAACATTGCTTTGAAGAGTAGAAATGTCGCTGTCATTTGAGCTGACATTAGACTGCAAAGTAGCAATATCACTAGCGTTGGTAGAGATGTTACTAGCGTTAGTAGATATATTGCTTGTGTTAGTGGAGATGTTACTTGTGTTTGTAGAAACACTTGAGCTAACAGTTGAGATTTCTCCGTCAACATATTGCTTAGTAGCAGCGTGTAAATTAGCAGTAGGAGCACCACTGAGCGTAATCGCTCCAGTCATTGTTCCGCCAGCAAGGGCAAGCTTCTTATCAAGCTCTACTTTTGTTTTTTGTCCCAATTGGGTAAGTAAGGTAGACATAATTAATTATATATTTTCTATGTTAGTATTGTATGTGAGAGTTTAGAAATAGTATTACAGACCAAGAAAACTTTTGTCAAGATTCACGCAGTTAAAAGATCACCTGCTTCTGTTGTCAAATTGTCACCTAGTTCCGTAAGTAGTTTAGCAGCAGGTGTTAAGACAGCACCGAAAGATAATATTTTCCAATCACTTCCGTTATCAACAGCTAGACAAGGATTGCCGTCATCCCCATCAGATACATAGATAACTGTGCCACTAGCACTCGCATCAGGCAGTGTACTTGTTGTATAAGACCCTAGTTCAAAGAGTTGTGATATAGATAGATCACCTGATATAGTACCTCCAGATGTGTTAAGCTTGGTGTCTAGTTGAGTCTTAACCTTCTGTCCAAGCTGTGTAAGTAAAGTACTCATGGTCCTGTTAAAGCATCTACAAAGTCATCATAATCACCGACTTCTGCTTCTCTTGCATCAAGGAAGTAAGGTAAAGAGTTCCAGGCAGTAGTACCGTCTCCTATCTTTATTCTGTTTCTTTCAGAGTCCAATTCAATTCCTATCTCACCTTCCAGCAAGACAGGATTAGCAGTAGACCACTCAGTATCAGTTCCTCTTCGTAATTGTATTCTTTTAGTAAAATTAGGCACTTGCTCCTCCTCCGTCAAAAATGTCTTCTTCTTGTACTACAGCACCACCTCCGTCTAAAGTAACGAAGAATGGATCACTCTCTAAAGATTCAACCTGTGTTTCTAATGTCTCTGTTTTTTCTTTGTTGTCTGTAGCTACAGCACCAGCAGACGCAGCGATAGTACGCTGTTGAAAGGTCAAAGGGTGAATACGAACTACAGGTCTTCTAGGCATCTGTTAACACTTCCACCGTCTAAGGGCTAAAGCTTTTCTAGTAGGTCTGCCTTTGGAATCTTTCATTGGTCCTTTGACTCCTGACATTCTAGCACAGAAAGACTTCTTTCTAGGACCACCACCAGGTTGAGGAGCTTTTAAGTTAGAACCTGTAGCCCTGTTATACTTAGCCCTGCCCTTAGCTGTGAGACCACCCTTACGAGACTTCTCACCTCTACCTAGAGATAGTGATACACTCCTAGCCATCCTACTTCTTTTTAGGAAACCCACGCTTCATGTTACTGTAAGCTTTAGGGGATATAGTTGATTTCTTTTTGCTGCGGCTAATGCCTAGCTTTCTTCTTCTGTTTATGTTTGCGTATAGTCCTTTTTTCATCTTTTCATTAACATCTCCATTAGACGATCTAGTTTAGTATTAATTTCTTTTACACTTGTTTCAAGACCACTCATACGGTTCTCAACCGCAGTATCTCTTTCACTTTGAGCAGCTAACTCCACCTCTATCTTGGTCAGTCTTTTTTCATCGTCATCTAACCTGTCTGTAAGTTTTTTAATCATCCAGCCTATAACAGCTAGAATAACACCAAGAGCAGTATCAAGAAAGTGGGAGAGTTGTTCTGTCATTTTATTAAGCTGAGATAGCTGCTCCTGGGGTTGCTAATACTTTCCAAGAACCTCCTGAACCTGCTACTCCTGTGTACATTGCTAAACAAGGACTACCTGCATTGCCGTTAGAAACATAAGCTACTTGACCAGCTAAAGCACCATCATCAGCAGTTAAAGCATTCATTTCTGCTACCGTACCGCCAGCTATTGTTAGATTCCTTCCAAAGATTGCAAGTGCTTGTGTAGTAGGTGAATCTTGAAAACCAAACCTTAAAGCTTTAGCGTTAAGGGAAATAGCAATTTCCGTAGGAGTGCCTGTCTCATCTGTATCTTTGAAGAATAATTGAGTAGCAGTACCCTTCAGTTTTACTTTTGTGGCAGTTAGATCGTAACCTGTTTCATTTAAAGTTCCGATACCTACACCACCATTAACATAATTTAATTCAGTATCTGATGAGCTAAGTTTAGCAGCTGTAACTACACCGTCTGAAAGAGTCAGAGCAGTAGAACCTGTAACATCTCCTGTGTGTGTGGCATTAGTAACCTTAGCTGTGTTTGCAGTAACAGCAGAGTTATTAGCTACTTCAGTATCAAAGTCTGTAATGTTAGAAGCAGTGTGAGTATGTGAAGCAGCAGCGAAGTCGCTTGTATCAGATGCAGCAGCTGTACCTAATGTAGGTTTATTCTGAATGAAAGCATCACTATTTGTATCAGCCTCAGTCCAGTCAGCTTGTACATTATCTTCTCCACCAGCAGTCCCATTAGCAGCTGCTGTAATTCTTCCTTGTTGGTCTACTGTTATATTAGCATTAGTATAAGCAGCAGGAGTAACAGCAGTGTCTGCTAACTTATCAGCAGTAACTGCATCATTAGCAATGTTAGCTGTATCTATTGGACCACCTGCAACACCTGTAGCTAGAGTAGCAGCAATCTCAGCATCAACATAAGACTTATTAGTTGCATCCGTGGAAGCAGAAGGAGTACCTAGACCTGTAATCTTATTACTTCCCATTGCTAACTCACCACTCATAGAGTCTCCAGTCTTATTGACTTGGTCAGCATCTCCAGCATCCACATAAGTTTTATTGGTTAAGTCATTACCTGTAGAAGGAGTAGCAGAGGAAGTAACTTTATTACTGCCCATGCCTAGATCACCTGTCATTGTATCCCCTGCCTTAGCTACCTTCAAAGCGTCACCAGCAATCCTGGCAGTCTCTTCAGCATCTACATCTGCAATTCTAGCTGTTCTTTCAGTAGTAATCTCAGTGTCCACATAGTTCTTAGTGGCAGCATCCTGTGCAGCAGTAGGATCAGCTAGGTCAACTATCTTAGCTAAGTCAGCTTCAAAGTTACCAGCAGAGTTCTTAGTCATTACATTCTTACCGCTGCCTTCCTCAATCTCTTCGTTAAGATATAGGTTATGCAAGTAAGCACGGTCTAGTTCTACTTCAGTAAGTACACTACCGTTTTCAAAGTCTACTAATGCTGTTTCAGATGCACTGTCTCTTTTAATTCTTATCCTGTCTCCAGTAGCTGGTGCAGTAACAAATATGATAGCTTTAGATGGAGAAGTCTGTATGGTGTAATCAGTGGTCAATGTCTTAGTAACAAAAGCACCACCTGATACGCTGGCTTGATCTACTTGTACTACAATGTGAGAGTCATCAAGATAAGGAAAAGAGAAAGCAAAAGAGGTAGTCGTATTGTCCCCTGTGTAGTCTACGAATGTATTAGCCATAGTAATCTATTATTAATTTGTTTGTGATAAAAGTTCAAGTACTATTGTTTAGGTCCAAACATATCGAATGGTCCTTCCACCTTTCTACGCTTCCTCCTAATTTGGGTTGGTTCTTCTTTTAAAATAAAACTTAACCAAGATTTTCCATCTGAATTAACATAGTTTTTATA